GGTATTACTGGCTTTGATTTGAAGGAAATTAACTGCTCGGACAAACGGACCTTAGAAGATGCTCGGGAGATTATCAGGAAGGCCAGAACAGCATCTCTTTTAGGTAATGGCGGCAATAAAGGTTGGATTTTGGATGAGTTTCATCTATTTGGGGAGGGTGGTAACAGCCCAAAGAATAAACCACAGAACGCTCTATTGAAAATCCTGGAAGAGCCACCCTCACACGTATACTTTTTCATTTGCTCAACCGATCCGCAGAACATCTTAACCACTATCAAAAGTAGATGCTCTACTTACGAAGTTCGACCATTATCAACTAAACAGATTACCGAGTTGTTGAGTAAAGTAGCTGAAAAAGAAATTCCTCAAGAGGTGCTTGAGCAGATTGCCAAAGACAGTTTGGGACGGCCACGGGAAGCATTAACTATCCTGGAAAAGATAATTGACTTGCCGGAAAGACAAATGCTGAGGGCCGCTAAGCAATCTGCTCAAGTAGAAAGCCAAAGTATTGATCTGTGCCGGGCTTTAATTGCTGGCAAGTCATGGAAAGAAGTAAGTTCAATTTTAAAAGGGTTGGAGAAAGAGCCGGAAGAATCTATCAGAAGAAGTGTTTTAGGGTGGGCCTCAACTGTTTTATTGAATGATGGTGACCCTCAAGCTTATTTGGTTTTAGATTCTTTCCGTGAACCGTTTTATAATAGTGGCCGAGCTGGTTTAACATTAGCTTGCTACGAGGCTTTGGGGGCTGGAGAATAAGTTTGATGAGAGTGGCGAAAATTGGTAGACGCTCTGCCTAGCGGGCAGGATGGGGTAGGTTCAATTCCTATCATCAACTGGGTTCCTATACAGGTTCGAATCCTGTATCTCATCATTTTGAATAAGGAGTGTTAAATGAAATGGTTTATGTATTCTTGGTGGAAATATCTTTTACAGAAACCAAATGGAGTTTCGTGGCTAACTGCAATTTCATGTCGGGCAAAGAATCATCCTTGCGGTATTTGGTATTATAATGTTAGCGGATATGCACCTGATACCCACTGTAAAAATTGTAATGATGATCTTGGGTAAAGAACATGTCGAAAATTAATAAATACAACACTTCCGGCTTCCCTGGCGTTTCATATAGTGGATTTCATCAAAAGTGGAATAGTTTTATAAAAGTCAATGGCAAGAAAATCCATTTAGGATATTACAAAAATGCTCTTGATGCAGCTTTAGCCAGATTTACTTTTGAGGTATGGTGTTCTCGGTGGAAATGTGATTACAGAAGCGAACTTGTTAAGGCGATAAGAGTAGAGTGGCCGGGATTTAAATTTAGAAGAAGGAGAACGAAATAAGGTAACATGAAAGAAAAATTAACTCAATCAGAGTTAAAAAGACAGCTTCATTATGATCCTGATACAGGGATATTTACTTGGAAGGTTAAAAAACAAAGAGTAAATATTGGTGATGTTGCCGGTAATTTAAATAAATTGAGTGGATATATAAATATTAAACTTAATGGCATTCAATATAAAGCTCATCGCCTTGCTTGGCTATATATGGAAGGTTATTTTCCGGAACATCATATAGATCATAAATTTGGAATTAAGGACGATAATCGCTGGAATAAGATTAAACATGTTACACGATCTTGTAATATGCAAAACCAGAAAATAAACAGCAGAAATACTTCTGGCTTTCCAGGTGTTTCTTGGCATAAAAGGGATCAAATATGGCTTTCTTATATTGGTCTTAATGATAAACTTATTTCACTTGGAGCATATGACGATCCATTAGAAGCAGCTCTTGCAAGATTTACATTTGAAGAGCAATGTCCACAATGGAAATGTAATTATAGAAGCAAATTGGTTAAAGCAATTAAAAATGCATGGCCTGAATTTAATTTTGGAAAAAGGAGGAGTAGATGAATTATGAAGACGATATTAATATTGATCCATCTGCCTTAGATGTTGAGTCTTTAAGACAAGCAAGTTTATTTTATCAATACTCAAAGGCTGAAGCAGAGGCGAAGCATAAGCATCAATTAATCTGGGAAAATGCGAAGGTAATAAGATCAGAACTTATATTGCAGGCAGCAGAAGACAAAGCCTTAAAAAATGCTCAAGCTGTTGAAGCATATTATAGAAGTCATCCAAAATATAAAAAGGCGAAGGAGGAATTGATTCAAGCGGAATACGAACAGAATATAGCTTCTGCTGCCTGTTTTGCAATGCGCCAAAGAAAAGATATGATTGAGAACCTGACCAGACTGGCCATGGCTGATTACTTTGCCAGGCCATCTGAACCACGTGATCTTGCTGGTGAATCTAACAAGAAGAGGGAGGAACAAACCGAGCGGGTCAGAGAAAGGGCTGGTTCAAAACTTGAAGGGAGGCGAAGAAGGGTATAGAGATTCGAAAACATCGACATTGGCGATAGCCACTCAAAAGAACATATAAATAATGTGTTTATTTAGCCCCGTATTTCAGAAAACAATGGACACTGAGCAGGGGTAGCCCGATATGGTTGATTCCAATCGGGCCTTTTGGGTAAAAGTACAATGCAAGAGTGGCGGAATTGGTAGACGCTATAGATCGGTTAGTAATGAACAGGAGTCCGGAGGGCAGAGATGGCCGCTGTTGTACGGGTAGCTTGACTGGCGCTAGTAATAAAAACCCCTATGATTAGCATATGATAAATGCAGGTTCGAATCCTGTCTCTTGCAGCATTAAAATTCTAATTCTAATATGGAGAAAACAACATGGCAAGACGTGGAAAAGTAGCAGGAAAGCAAAGAGCATCTATCCGGGATAAAGCTCGGCAGGCTGCAGAAAGCAAAGAGCGGTCAAGTGGCGGACTTGATACCCTAAAAGACCTGCCGGACAAAATCGAGTTTTTTAAGCCGAAGATGGGGAAAGGAGTTAAGGGTGAAAACTTCTTCTCAATCATCCCTTATGAGGTAAGTATCGACAACCATCCTTTTCAAACACCAGGTGAGTTGTGGCACGAATGTACCTACTGGCGGCACACTGTAGGAGAAGGGCAGGACAGAAAGAGTTTTATCTGTCTGGCTTCTACAGCTCAGAGTACGGAAAAACGTTGCCCTATCTGCGAGTACAGGGCCGCATTGATTAAAAGCGGTAATGATCCTGACTTGGCCGATCAATTAAAACCAAAGCAGCGGCAACTCTTTAATATCCTAGATCACGATGATGAGGATAAAGGCATCCAAATCTTTGAGATGTCCCCTCACATGTTTGGCTTTATGCTGGATGATGAAGAGGTGGTCCAGAGTGAGCGTAATTTTGATGGGAAGTTTTATGCGGATGTTCAGGATGGCCTTTCTATTATCGCCCGTTTTGATCAAGGTTCTTTTGCTGGAAATAAGTTTCCTGAGATTGCCAGGATTGACTTCGAAGAGCGTGACGATTTGCCGGACGAGTTCATTGATGAGGCGGTGGATTTTGATGCCTGTCTCCGAATTTTATCTTATGACGAGCTGTACAAGAAATTTCATGGTTTTATTGGCGCCGAAGAAGATGAGCCGGAAGAAGAAAAACCACGCCGACCTTCCAGATCATCCAGAACTGAAAAGGAAGAGGAGCCGGAAGAAAAGCCAAAAGGCAGAGAACGAACCAGAAGGACAAGGGCCGAAGAGAAAGAAGAAGAGCCGGAACCCGAAGAGAAACCAAAACGGTTAAGAAGAAAACCTGAACCTGACCCTGAACCAGAAGAGGATGAACAAGGCCCAGATGATGATAATGGCTGCCCACACGGTTTAATGTTTGGTACTGATTGTGATACCGATGAACTCTGTGATGACTGTGATGTGTGGGAGGATTGCAAAGACCGCCAAGAAGAAATTGAAGCAGAAGGAAAGAAGGGTAAAAAAAAATAGACTACTCTACGGGAGAGCTGCCTTTCTAAATAATATGGGCGGGGTGAAAATCCCCGCCTTTTTAATAGTGTGAAATTTATGCCAAAGAAACGTGAATATTGGAGTACAACTAAAGCCATTGAAAAGGCGGCAGCTGTCGGAATAGAGGTAAGTCTGCCAACACTTATCAAGTGGTGTCAAGAGTATAAGCTTGGCTTTCAACTTGGTGGTAAAGGCGGGAAGTGGTATATCCTGCCGGAGAAATATATGAAATATATCCACAGTGGAAAAATAACGCACGAAACAAATTAAAAAGGTTACCCATGGAACGATCACGAAGAACGAAAGCCCCAGAAGCCACTAAAAAAGATATACCTCTTGATGAGCAAATGAAAAGAAGAATCAGGAGAGTTGAAAGGGAAAAGAAAACCAACTCTTTTCTTTCTACCGGCTCGACAATGTTGAATCTTGCTATGTCTGATAGTGTTAATGGCGGGTGGCCTTTAGGGAGGATCTCGACATTACCTGGACAATCTTCTGCTGGGAAAACAGTAGTGGTTTTAAGTTCCTTTTGTGAGGCTTGTTTAGATTCCAGGTTTAATGAATATAACTTATTTTATGATGACGTAGAAAGGCGCTGTGACTTTCACTTTAATAAACTCTTTCCGCCTCTTACTGATCGGTTGATGACTCCATCCGGATTACTTTATAAAGATTTACAGAACCATTTAGATGAATCAGGGATATCGACAACTATTCAAGATTTAAGAAATAGAATGTTGCTGTTGAAGAAAGAAGGCAAGCCATTTATTTATATCGCTGATTCGCTTGATTCCTTTAGCTCTGATGAAGAATTAGATAAAGAGCTAAAGAGAGCACTAGCAGCAGCGAAAAGCCCGGAGGCAGCGAATAAGATAGCAGGATCGTTTAATGCCGAAAAGGCTAAAATAACCGGCCAGATTTTAAGGATGATAAATGATCTGGTAGCCAATACCAATTCTGTTTTTATTTTAACCCAGCAGTTAAGGCAGAGAATGAACCCGATGTTTGGTCAGGCTAAGTGGGTGACTTCTGGCGGTGAAGCTCCTTATTTTTATTCTCACGTCCGACCTTATTTATCAAAGATAGGCTCAATAAAAGATTTAGGATGTAAAACAGGGGTAAACACCAGATGCTCTATGGATAAAAACTCTGTAACCGGAAAGTTAAGGGATATAGAATTTGATATTTATTATGATATGGGTATTGATGATATCGGTTCGATGGTCAGTTTTCTATTGGAGCAGAAGCACTGGAAGTCAGGGTCGTGGATAGATGCTAATGATTTAGGTATGAGAGAGAATGGAAAAGATAAGTTAATTAGAGCCATTGAGGATATGGGGTTGGAGCAGAAGTTGAAGCGGATAGCCCAAGCTGTTTGGAACAAAAGGGAAGAGATGTTACAACTTGGTCGAAAGTCGAGATATTGATTAAGGATAGAAGATGAAAAAATGGGATGTTAATGTAAAAATATACGGGATTCCTGAAGATGAATATGAACAATTCCTCGTGGACTTAGAGGAGCTTGTTCAAGACAAAGGGCTGGTTCTAACACTCGGTTTAGGTGAAGAATCAGAAGATGATTGATACTGACTGATAACCCTCCAAAACAAAAGGCCATGACAATGATAAACAATATATTCTGCTTTTTCGGCATCCACAAATATGACTACAGCGGATTTAATGGCAGGGCTTATCGAAGATGCCGCTACTGCAACAAGAAAAAGCAGGTGTATCTGAAAATCTACTCCAAGTGGGTAAACTAAAGTATGAAGAAGTCAAAGCAAGCCATGTTCGAGTTTTTGCTGATTCCTGTCTCAACCCGCCTTCCTCCTTATCAGGAAGGACAAGTGTTATTAAAGATGGAAAATGGTCAATATTCAATCAGTACTATTCCTGATTTTCTTGCCCTTCAAAAGCGGTTGAGTAAGGAATTTTACAAGGACTATGAACCACATAAATATCCATGTACGAAATATTTTGCTACCCACTGGATGCGGTTGTATTAATGAAACGAACGAAACCGCCTATAATAAGTAACGAACCAAAACAACTAAAAACTACTGAAGTTTCTGTTTTAAGAAATCAACTCCTTGAAGAACAAAATTGGATATGCCCAATTTGCAAAAGGGAAATAAAAGATGCCTGCCTTGACCACTCACATGTTAAACGCATTAAAGGAACAGGGCTTGTACGAGGAGTTTTGTGCAGGACTTGCAACGTCTTTATTGCCAAGTCCGAAAACAATGCTGGAAGATATGGGATTAAACAAAGTGAATTGCCGGAAATCCTCAGATCATGTGCAGTTTATTTGGAGCAACAACACCTGCCCTATATCCACCCATCAGAAAGGCCAAAAAGACTGAGGCTTCAAAAGGCTTCATATTTAAAACTAAAAAGAATTTACAGAGGTAAGGCAAAATTTCCTGAATATAATAAAAAAACTTGTTTATTGACTGCAAAATTAGCTGCTTTATTTAAAAAATATGGAATAGAGCCTACTTTTTATAAATAAATTAATATTACGAGGGGATAAACTAATGAAATGCGAAGGATATAGACGGAGAGGTGGTATATTCACGCTTGGCCCGGTAGTGTGGGAACAATGCAAAGGTAATGCTATAGTTATGTTGCAGACTGTAGGTAATGATAAACCTCTTCCAGCTTGTAATATATGCTGGCAAGAGTGTGTTGATAGCAAAATTGAAATTATATCAGTAAAGCCAATAATTACCCCAACCATATAAAGATATTAATTACAGGAGGACAGGATCATGAAAACCTTAATTAAAGGTATTGTTGCAATAGCAGCACTGTCCGGTTGTATATATCTTGAACATAATAATATATCAAGTTGGTTGTGGTTTGTCTTTGTCGGGATTTGTTTATTGATGATCCCTGTTTCTACCTCAAATAATAAAAAGGA